TAACAGGGGCGTATCAAGTTCTGGATAATATTGCATCCGGGTTCAATGCTTCTACGGTAGCATTTAACTTAACGGTGAGCGGCACAGCTGTGTCTCCAGGAACTGAAGCCAATTGTATAATATCAATTTCAGGTGTAGTTCAGGATCCATCGGCCTATACAATATCAGGTTCACAGATTACATTTTCATCGGCCCCCGCATCATCAGATACTTTTTTTGGTATTATGTTAGGTGACACTTTTGATATTGGAACGCCGACAGATGCAACAGTAACCGCTGGTTCTTTAGCATCAACTTTTTTCGTGAAAAATTCACAAACATGGAGTAGTATATCTATGGCTGGATCTACAAACGGAGCCTTAATAGGACCCGTTACAGTTTCAGGTACGATCACTATACCATCAGGGAGTACATTCGTAATTTTATAATGAGTAAATTAGAAACAAACACAATTGATAATATATCTGGAAGCAGTACGCTTACCATTGGAGATAGCAATGCTTCAACTATTTCTATTCCAAAAAATATTACTTTAGGTGCAAGCGGTACAACTATTACTGTACCATCAGGTGCAACAATAACTAATAGTGGTACTGCTAATAATTTTGGTGGTGCTAACACTCCACTTTTTAGAGCATACTCATCTACTGGTCAAACTTTATCAAATAATGCTGATACTACAATAGTATTTGGTGCTGAAGACTTTGACCCTCAAAATACTTTTGCTTCAAATACATTCACACCTGCAGTATCTGGGAAATATTTTCTTAAGGCTTGTGTTAGAATGGGAAATGGTGCTGATAATGGACAAAATGAAATCTATCTTAAAAAAAATTCTAGCATAGTTGCTGCTGTAAGACTTAATAATAGTGGAACTGGTGCATTTATGCTTCAAATTTCTGATATAGTTACATCTGACACTAATGATGCATTTACTATTTTAGTTTATCAAAACTCTGGTGGAAATGTAACAGCTGAGAGTGGTAGCAATCAAACTTGGTTTACAGGATTTAAAATAATAGAATAGGAAAATAAATTATGGCAGACGGAACTTTAAAAGTAGGAACAATAACAACTAGCTCTGGATCAGGGACGATTACACTTGGTCAATCTGGGGAGACTATTACTATTCCAACTGGTGCAACTATTACAAATAGTGGTACATCTAATGGTTTTGGTGGTGCTAACACTCCAGCTTTTGTGGCTTACAAAACATCTAATCAATCTATTTCAAATACTACTACTACAAAAGTTACTTTTGAAGCTGAACAAGTAGATAGTGGCACAGTTTATGATACATCTACCTCTAAATTTACTCCTGGAGAAACAGGATATTACTGGATTGGTGCTAAATGGAGATATGATACTGGTACTGATTTTGATTCTGTAAGTTATTATTTGTACAAAAATGGAAGCATAATTTCTAAATCTGTTTTTGTAAATCAAAATTCAAATGGTAATTTTTTAAATACGATAGTTTATGCAGGTTCAACTTCAGATTATTATGAATGGTATGGTTATCAAAATTCTGGTGGTTCAGTAAACATAAATGGAAATAGCACTTATCCAGAACAAGACCAAGCACAATTTTATGCTTTTAAAATAATAGGATTATAATGACAGCAATTTTAAAAGTAGACACGATACAAGATACAGCGGGTAATAACATTATCAACGAGAGTTCTGATACTATTACTATTGGTGCATCTGGTGACACTACAAATATTGTTGGGACATTACAGAACAATGGTGCTGCTTTAGCTTTTGGTTCATTAACACAAGCTGATCAATGGAGATTAAGTGCTAATCAACAATTAACAACAAATGATATTACAGCTAATTTAGAAAGAGTTGATGATACTGGTTTTGGTTATATTGGGAATGGTATGTCTCAAAGTTCTGGTGTTTTTACTTTTCCAGCAACTGGTATTTATAGAGTTGAAGTCAATGCAACTTTTCATTCTACTTCTGGTGCTGGTGATTCAAGATACATAATGGTTAGAACTCAAACTACAACTAACAATTCTAGTTATGCCAATGTAGCAAGAGCAATTACTCACATTGATAATTTTCAAAACGCTGATATTTCAGCAAGTTGTGCTTCAATAATTTATTTAGATGTAACAGATACTTCAAATGTTAAAGTTAAATTTACAACAAGTTCAGCCACTCAATCTGGTTATTATTTAGATGGCACAACAAGTGATAACTACACAACTTTTACATTTACAAGATTAGGAGACACATAGAATGAATAGAGATTACTTACAAGACGCATTACACACTTTTAATGGTGGTAATTGGTATGGTTGGAAAAAAGTTGATAGTGATGGAAATAAAATTCCTAACGACCAAAGAATGACTTACGCAAATATTGAAGTCATTAAAGACGGTGCAACTATTCCAAGTGAAGCAGATGTTAATGCAAAGATACAAGAATTAAAAGACGCTGAACAAGCAGCAATAGACAAAAAAGCCTCTGGTAAACAGAAGCTAAAAGATTTAGGATTGGACGACGCAGAAATTAAAGCGTTGATAGGATAAATTATGGCGATAACTAGACTAGGACCAAATAATAGTACAAACATATCTGGAGTAAATTTAACAAGCCAGGTTACAGGGACATTGCCTACAGGTAATGGTGGTACAGGTGCAACTAGCTTTGCGCCGGGTAAGGTTTTGCAAGTTGTTACTGCTACAGATAGTACATCAAGAAGTACATCATCAACAACTTACACTCTTGCATCATCTAGTTTAACAGCAAATATTACTCCATCAGCAAGTTCATCTAAAATTTACGTTATGATAACTGCTGCTTGTTATAGTAATACAGACCAAAAAAGAGGTTACACAACTATTTTTAGAGATAGTACAAATTTAGCTGGAGCAGATGGTATGGCACAACTTTATGTGAATGGTGCAACTATTTTAACTCCTCTTGCATTATCAGTTTTAGATTCTCCTTCATCTACATCTCAAATTACGTATCAAATTCGTATTAAAGCACAATCTGGAACTACAATGTATATAAATGAATATAATTCAAAAGGTTCAATAACTTTATATGAGATAGGAGCATAAAATTATGAATGACACAGTTATACAAGCAATACTTAAAATAAATCCAACAGCAGAAGTATCTGTTAGTGGAAATGACATTAATCAAATTGCTTGGGAAAATGGAACAACACCTATTTCTAAAGCTGACATAGAAGCTAAAATGGTAGAGGTACAAGCAGACTATGATGCTGAAGAATGGAAAAGAAATAGACAAATAGAATATCCATCAATAGACGATTGTATTCATGCATTATTAGATGGTGGTGATACACTTACAGAACTACAAGCTAAACGAACAGCTACTAAAACTAAATATCCAAAATCAGGAGCATAGACCATGCTCGGACTAACTACTTTATCCGGTGCTCCAATATCGACATCGTTCTTTAATCCAAATGTCCTTATAAATGTAACTGGTAATGCATTAAGTATAGGAGTTGGTACTGCTATAGCTACTACTAATGCTGATGCTTTAGTAAGTGGTTCTCAAGTAAGTCTTGGAGCAGGTACAGTAACTGTTACAGGAACAGCAGTTGTTTCTCCTACTGGATCACAGGTATCATTAGGTATAGGAACTGTAGTAATTTCAGCGGATGCGAACGTATCTGTTACTGGAAACTCGTTGACCTTAGCCACAGGAAGTGTTACAGTGACGGGAACAGCAGTTGTGAGTCCTACTGGATCACAATTAACGGCAAACACAGGAGAGGCGGGTATTATTACCTGGAACGATATCGTACCAGGGGTGAACATGACTTGGACACCAATTAAACCTTATTAATAAATTATGGCATCATCTTACTCGACAAACTCAAAATTAGAACTTATAACAACTGGTGAAAAAGCAGGGTTATGGGGTACGATTACTAATACAAACTTACAGATATTAGAACAATTATCCACAGGTTATTTATCATCAGCTCAACTTGCAAGTGGTGACCTTACTTTAGCACTTGACAATGGTGCTACATCAAACGGTAAAAATTTATATATAAAATTAACAGGTACACTTGGTGCAAACAGAAGTGTGACTATACCTGATGGTGCTGAAAGAGTTATGATATTTGAAGATGCAACAACAAGAGGAGCTTCTTCTACATTCTATACAATAACAGTTAAAACAGTATCAGGGTCCGGGGTTGTATTACCCATAGGATCTACTTCATTAGTTTATTCAGATGGTACAAATGTAAATTTAGGACTTAAAAATAAAGGTTATGTAACATTAAACTCTTCCGCAATTACTGCGTACACTGCAGTTGACGGAGATCAAATTTTAGCAAATACAACAGCTAACCCAATTACCGTAACATTACCAGCTTCACCTCCAACAGGATCTGAAGTTACATTTATTGATGCTAGAGGTACATTTGCAAATAACAATTTAATAGTTAACAGAAATAGTCAACCTATTAATTCTGGAACAAGTAATTTAACATTAACAACTAACGGTCAAGCCTTTTCATTAGTCTACGTTGATTCAACAAGAGGTTGGGCGTATAAAACCAACACGGCGTAAGGAGCACGGACCATGGCCCTTATTGATTTTAGTATTAAACCAGGGATCGACAAACAAGATACAGAAGTCGGAGCAGAAAACCGTTGGGTTGATTCTGATAACTCAAGATTTAGATACGGACTACCGGAAAAAGTAGGTGGATGGTCTTCTTTAATATCAGATTCTATTGTTGGTGTATCAAGAAAACAACATGCCTTTGTAGATTTAAACGGAAATAGGTATGTTGCAATTGGTACAGATAAATTTTTACTTTTATATTTTGAAGGTCAACTGTTTGATATAACACCTATAAAAACACCTTTAGCTTCTTCAACAATCGCAACTGTACAAAATTCCGCAGTGTGTACAATTACAACTGGATCAGCTCACAACTTAGAACCTGGTGATATTATTTTATTAGTTAGTGTAACTTTACCAAGTAGCACAGGATACAATGCATCTGATTTTGATAATAAACTATTTCAAGTAACTTCAGTTACAACACCTACAGTTTTTACAATTACACAAAACGCTAATGCCACAGGAACTGTATCTACCGGTGGTAGTATGTCTGTTATACCTTATGAAAAAATTGGTCCTGCTGATCAATCTTATGGATACGGTTGGGGTATATCTCAATGGGACGGATCTGTTTCAGGTGCTGCAACATCAA